CACGAGTCAATGCAAAAAAATGGAGTGCGAAATATCAAAGAGGTTTTTTATGAAGAGAAGAGATTGACCCCGACCCAACTCTTGTCTCTATCGGATGGCAACCAGCCCGAACTGGCGGCAACTAGCCACGACTGGCCTCGATTGGAAACGATTGTCACGGATGCTGCCGGGTCATATGGGAGCGATGTGCAGGGATGGGCAGAACAGCATCTAGGGATAACGCTTATGCCTTGGCAGGTGCGCGCGCTTGACGGTCAACTAGCTTTTGATGAGCAGGGTGAGCTGCTGCATCGGACAAGTCTTGTTTCGACTGCCAGACAAAACGGAAAGACCGTTGCTCTAGGTAGTCTCGTCGGCTGGTGGCTCACAGAAATGCCAAAAATACGGGGCAAGAAACAGACCGTCCTAACGACCGCTAACAGGCTTGACTTGGCAATTACGTTGTTTGATGAGATAGCCCCAGTGCTGGAGGCTCGCTTCGGTGCATCCTGTGTCAAAGCTTATGGGCGTAACTCGGTCACGATGCCAGACGGCAGCAAGTGGACGGTACGCGCGGCGAAGCCTTCGGTCGGTCACGGCACAAGCAACGATTTGATCGTGGCAGACGAAATCTGGGACATGTCGCAGCTCGCTATTGACGGCGGACTTATCCCATCTATGCGCGCACGAAAATCACCTTTGCTCAGCTGCTGGTCAACGGCTGGCACTGAGGCATCGACCGCTTTCTTGCGTTGGCGTGAACAAGGACTACGAGCCATAGACCGTGGAGAACGATCGTCGTTGTACTTTGCCGAGTGGTCACCGCCGCCTGATCTTGACCCGATGAACCCTGCCGCATGGGCTTACGGAAACCCTGCGCTCGGGCACACTTTGGAATTATCAACGATCGAGGCCGAGTCTCAGAACCCTGACCGCGCACAATTCTTACGAGCATCCGTCAATCTGTGGGTGGCTTCCGATCGCGGCTGGATACCGCCGGGTGTCTGGCCTGCACTCGAGCACGAAGGCGACATACCTAAAGGCGGCATCGTTGCCATTGAGACCAGCATGGACGACTCGCGCTACTTTGGCCTACGCGCCGTGGCATTACCAGACCGCCGCATCGTCGTGACCGTGGCCTTCGTCGTGGACAGTTTCGCAGCTCTCTTGCTTGAAGTCGATCGGCTGACCGCTGACGGCTGCAAGTTTGCTATCTCACCCAGCATCGACATCCAGTGGCCTCGACATTTAGAAACCAAAAAGGTCATTGTCGGGTATGGCGAAATACTAAAATACACCCCCACAGTAAGAAACTTGATAGCAGAAAAAATGCTGCTACATGACGGCTCAACCCAACTGGCTGAACATGTCCAGCGCGCTGTTGCTGTTCGATCGCAAGGCTCTGTCGCAGTGTCATCTCAGAGATCACCCGGGCCAATCGAATTGTGTCGCTGCATGATCTGGGCAGCTGCATTGTGCTCGAGGCCGTCGGTGTCAGGGAAGCCGATGCTGGTCACTGTTAGTCAGTAACATACCCTCGGCACTCGGTCGAAGTACCTAGCCTTTCGTCGGGAACTGATTAGGCCGATCGAGTGCCACCATCACAGCGCTTCCATCTGTAATGTTGTGGCATGGGATTATTTGACCGCAAAGTAAGCAAGGCCGCCATCAGTCCAGCGCCTGCAAAAGCGGCAGCTGCCGGGGCTAACAGTTACGCAAACCCAAATAGCGCAGTAAACGTATTTAATCAGTACTACTCATGGCGCGAAGGCGAAGCACGAAACCAGCTAATGACTATTCCAGCAGTGTCACGCTGCCGCGATCTGCTTGCATCGGTCATCGCATGTATGCCATTGCGCGCATACAACATGAGCTGGGACGGCGAGCGCATGGTCAAGAATTACATTGCACCTCGATCATGGATGCGTCAACCAGACCCACAAAACACCTACGCCCATTTTTTTTCGTGGGTTTTTGATGATTTATATATGTTCGGTAGAAGCGTAATCCACATCACGAGTAGGACTAGCGATGGCTTTCCTGCGTCGTTCCAACGTTTGCCAGTCGGCTCAATCACGACTACTGATCAGACTGGGCCTGTCTGGTTTGCGCCAAGTAACCAGGTCTACTTCAACGGCGTAGAACTTGACACACGCGATCTGTTGCAAATCCTGTCACCGACAACAGGCCTTGTTTACACAAGTGTGTCAGCAGTAGAAACTGCGCTAAAAGTTGAAGCCGCACGAAATCGCAATGCGTCATCGTCAATACCTGCAGGCATCCTTAAGCAAACTGGTGGCGAACCGTTAAGCGCGCAAGAACTAGCCGATCTCGCAGCTGCGTTTAACGCTGCACGCGCTACCAATCAGACCGCTGCACTAAACGAGTTTTTATCTTATGAAGCAACAACAATGTCACCAGACAAAATGCTGCTAATTGAGTCCGCTAATTACAGCGCACTAGAAATGGCTCGACTAGGCAATGTACCACCGTACCTAGTCGGCGTATCGACCGGGTCATATTCGTATCAGTCATCACAGCAAGCGCGCGCAGACCTTTACATTTTTGGTGTCAAACTTTACGCCGAAGCCATTGCCGAAGCGTTTAGCATGAACAGCATTTTGCCGATGGGAACCTACGTTGAGTTTGACGCAGAAAATTATCTTGCCGAAAATTATTTAGCAGATCAAGCAGATGAACCACAAGAAAACACTCAAGAGGAGTTAGCAAACCGATGATTAGATTTACAGCAACCAGTGTCAGCATTGACGCAGCCGCCAGCGATGGCACACCGACTAGAACGATTACAGGTATTGCCGTCCCTTACGGCGTAGCAGCGACCGTCGCCGACGGCACAGAGGTGATCTTTGAGCGCGGCAGCTTGCCAGTTGATGGCAAAGCACCACGTCTATACATGAACCATGACAGCACCTCGGCGATCGGCCTGGTCACAGCCCGTTACGACGATGAGGAGGGCATGATGTTTACCGCCAAGATCAGCAAGACCGCTGCTGGCGATGACGCTTTGCAGCTGGCCCTTGACGGTGTGCTGGACTCGGTATCGGTAGGCGTAAACCCAACAAAAACCCGCGCAAACAAAGACGGCTCAATCACCGTCCTGGCTGCTGACTGGATAGAGCTGTCAATGGTGCCAGTACCAGCGTTCGCTGGCGCAGTCATCACCGACATTGCAGCCAGTATCCACCACGAACCCGAGGAGACCGACAATAATGAAATACAAGAACCCACAGAGGAGACAGAACCCATGTCAGAAGTAACCGTCCCAGTAGTTGAGGCAACCATCCCTACTGCTGCAATTCCAGCACAACCAAAACGAAAGTTTAATTTGCCAACACCTGGCGAGTACATGGCAGCAATGCACATTGGTGGCACGACATTTGAGAATGTTGCTGCAGCTGCACGCGATTTTATGCTTTCTAAGCAAACAGCATTTGAGGCAGCCGCTGGTGACGTACTTACCACCGACACACCTGGTTTGCTTCCTGTTCCAGTACTCGGGCCTGTGTTTGAGAACCTTAACCAAAGGATTCGCCCAGTAGTCGCTGCTGTAGGCGCTCGCGCTTATCCAGATAGCGGACAGTCAAAAACTTTTATTCGACCAACTTGGACAACTCACACGTCAGTAGCGACACAAGCCAACGAACTTGGTTCAGTATCAGCAACAACTCCCGTAATTGCCTCAAACGTAATTAGCAAGACCACACTGGCTGGGCAGGTCACGCTCTCAATTCAGGATGTTGATTTTTCGTCGCCCGGTGCAATGGAAATTATTATCCAAGACTTAATGGGTCAGTACATGCAAGCAAGCGACAATCTCGCAGCTGATGGCATTGTTGCTGGTGGCGATCCAGTTGCTGCAGGCACATGGACAGTGACCGCAGATAACCCAAGCACATTGGTAAGTGCAATGTACGCAGCAGCATTTGAGATTTTGACTGCAACAAACTTCCTGCCAGACCACATGTTTGTTTCTCCAGATGTATGGCGCAAACTTGGTGCACAGCTTGACGGCGACAAGCGTCCAGTATTCCCATACGTTGGTGCAGCTGGACTCATGGGCGTAAACGGATTAGGCACAGCAAACATTACTGTCGCCAACACGTTTAACCCATTTGGACTTAACCTAGTTGCCGATCGCAACTTTGCAAACAACACGTTAATTGTTGCACGCGGCGCTGCTATTGAGTTCTACGAGAGCATTAGGGGACTCCTGAGCCGAGATGAGCCTGCAACCTTGGGCAAAGTGCTTAGCTATCACGGCTATGCATCCTTGTTTGTCGCTGACTCAAATCAGGTACAAGGCATCGCAATCGCGTAACCAGAAAGGTGGCACGTCATGGCCACTTACACGGTCACAAACAAATACTTACTTGATGACTTTGCCGTACTGCAATTACTAACCCCCACAGAAATTGCAGTCGGCGAGTTAATCACAGTCGCTGGAGTAGATGCCACATTTAACGGCACATACACAGTCCGCGCATTACCTCAATACCGATATGTAGGCGTAGACACTCAAGGCGATCTGCTTTACGACATTGACGAACCAATCGCTAACCAGGTGCTGTATGCCAAGGTTGCAAACGACGTTGATCGAGTGGCAGCCACCGGCACAGTCACTTACACGCTGACCTGCACATGGGTAACTGCCGCGCAGCTCATTACATATCTTGGCGTGCAGATTACGAACCCATCGGACGATTACACGCTAATTACACAGGCTGTATCTGCTGGCAATCAGTTCTGTTATCGTCGCCGCCAAGAAGCTGGCTACATTGACAGCCTGACAACTAGCCCAGGTGGCGATCAGACGTTAGGCACACTGATGTACTGTGCGGCCCTCTGGCGCAGCCGTGGCTCACTAGAAAACGCTTTTGCATCCTTTGACGGAATGGGCACAGCGCCTCAGCAGAGCCTTACACCGATCGTTAAACAGTTGCTGGGCATCGACAGGCCTGCCTGCGCCTAATGGCTTACACAGACGCTCTCAACGGGGCTATAGACGACCTCACAGCCAGCCTGACAGCGGTCTCTGGACTCAGGGTGGTAAACGATGCCACCAAGATCGTCCCTAATTGCGTTTTCATAGATGCACCATCCTTTACGACTATCGCTGGCAATGGCAACATCATCCGCATGGACTTCCCAATCAAGGTCATTGGCTCAGGCCCAGCAGGCCTACCAGTCCTACGCAGCATCCTCGACATCGTCAGCAAAGTTCTACTCAGTCCGATCATTGTCATGGCAGGCCGCCCCAGCAACCTAGAAATAGGTGGGCAGCTCTTCCCGTGTTACGACCTCGACTGTGGCATACAAGCACAAAGCGCATAAGGAGAAATTATGTACACCATCATCAGCCCACGCCTAGGAACCCCGGGCGATCAGTTCATCCCAGAGGAAGGTGTCAACATTGACGCACTGCTCGACGGCGGCCTGATATCCACCGACATCGCAAAGAAATCATCTAAAGTCAAATCAGAACCCAAGGAGCAATAGACATGGCTATCAGCAGCACTTACCTTTCTAACCCAAGCATCACGATCAACTCGGTGGACTTGTCCGATCAGTGCACAAGCGCGGTCATCAACTATGTGTCGGAACAACTTGAAAATACGACATTTTCAAATACATCCAGGTCGTTCACATCAGGTCTGTACTCGAATACCGTGACCGTAACTCTTTATCAGTCATACAGCGCAAGCGAGACCGAGGCCAGCATCTACAACCTTGTCGGCACGACCACAACGCTCGTGTTAAAGCCATCGTCCGCAGCTGTAGGTGCAACGAACCCGTCGTACACTTTGACTGGCGCGTTCTTGTCGGCACACACACCGATCAACGCTTCACTCGGCGAACTGTCCACGATCGACCTCACATTCGCTGGCGGCGTTTTAACTAAAGCCGTCGCATGATCTCGCGGCATCAGCCGCTGAGAATTACAAGTAGCAAGACCGCACAAGCGGAGCCTTGCCCGACAAAGGAGAAACAATGAAAGT